TCTCTAGTTATTAATCGCCAAATATAAGTTCGGTTATATCAAGCACTTAGCTAAATGAGCAACGAATCAAAACCAGAATGGGTTTCGTTATCGCAATACGCACGTTTCAAAGGCGTGACTTTAACGTATATTCGGAAGTGGGTTGCAGAGTTTCAGGTTCCGCAAACTGAACACAAGCTGGATCTTGAAGTCGCAGAGCGTTACTGGCATAAGCGACCACAATCGCGCCAAAAGAAAATAGATTTTGACGAAGCGCGAACAAAGAAAATGGAAGCAGATGCAAGACTCGCAGAAATGAGCGCAGACACTATGGCGAGCCAACTTGTCGAAACTGCTTCAGTTGTTGAAACTTGGGAACGATCATTTGCCAAAATTAAAACGAAAATGACCGCCATTCCTAATAAAATGGGTCCAATTTTAGCGGTCCAAGATGATCCAAAGATTTGTACGAATCAATTAAAGAATGCAATTAACAAAATCCTCAACGAATTGGCAAGTAACGCCCGAAGGCGAAACACCCGAAGAACGGAACCAAAGGCTTCTTGATGAAATCGTTGAGCAATCCTTTCAGGTATTTGCAACACCACCAGAAATGTCAATTTCTGAGTGGGCCGATAATGAAAGACAATTGTCGAGAGAATCATCAAGCGCATTCGGACAATGGGAAACAAGCCTAAACGAGCCACTACGTGGGATCATGGATGCGATCAGCAACCACGAGATCGAAGAAGTCATAGTGATGAGCGCGAGTCAAGTAGGGAAGACAGAAGCGATTCTAAACGCAATTGGATACCATATCCAAAACGATTCTTGTCCAATGCTCTGCGTGTTACCCAACGAAGCGATGGCAATGAGTATGAGCAGGGACCGAATTGCTCCAATGGTGAGGGACACACCATCTTTAAAGGGCTTAGTGAGCGACCCAAAGAGCAGATCAACGGGAAACACAGTAATGCACAAAACGTTTCCTGGCGGTCACATAACTTTAGCATCCGCGCAAAGTCCTGCGAACCTCGCGGCTCGTTCTTGCCGATTGGTTCTACTAGATGAAGTAGACAGATTTCCAGCATCATGTGGAAGCGAAGGTGATCCCGTTTCGTTGGCTAAACGTAGAGCAGTTTCGTTCTGGAATCGCAAAATAGTTTTAACGTCAACGCCTACAATCAAAGGGGAAAGTCGGATTGAAACAGCCTATGAAAACAGCGACCAACGCAAATACTACGTTCCTTGTAAATCTTGCGGAGAATTTCAGACTCTTGACTGGTCAAATGTTGTTTGGTTGGATAACAAACCAGAATCCGCCCAATATAGATGTGGACATTGTGACCAACAGTGGACTGACGTTGAGCGAAAACGAGCAATAACAAAAGGCGAATGGCGAGCAACAGAGGATTTTAAAGGGGTAGCTGGATTCCATTTATCTGGGTTGTATTCACCTTTTGTATCGATGGAGCAGGCTGTAAACGAATTTTTAAACGCAAAAAATCATCCTGAGATATTACGCACATGGGTAAATACTTATTTAAGTGAAAGCTGGGAAGAAGACAGTGACCAAATTGATTCCCATTTTCTTATCCAAAGGCGTGAAAAATATTCTGATCCAATACCGAATAGCGTGCTTGTACTCACAAGTGGGGTGGATGTACAAGCGGATCGTCTTGAATGTCTTATCGTGGGGCACTCTCATGCAGATGAATTATTTTTTATTGATCAAAAAATCTTTTATGGTTCTCCAGCAAATGAACAAGTTTGGAATGAACTTGCTGATTATTTGCGGTCTTCTTGGCCGCATCCAAGTGGTAAGGATTTGCGCATTGTACAAACGCTTATTGACAGTGGTTATGAAACCCAAGCTGTATACCGATTTTGCAAACGTATGGTGGGTACGAGAGTCAACGCAAGTAAGGGCGTTGGCGGATCAAATCGTCCTGCGGTGGGCCGTCCATCAAAAGCAAATTCAGCGAACTGTAACGTTTTTCCAATCGGAACAAACACGCTTAAAGAGGTCTTATTCGCAAGATTACGAGTCAAAGAACCAGGACCAGCTTACTGGCATATCCCAGACCATTTTGATGAAGAATTTTGCTATCAACTTACAGCAGAAAAAGCAGTCAAAAGATACTCAAAAGGAATTTCAAGAATTGAATATATTAAGCTCAGACCGCGTAACGAAGCACTTGATTTAGCAGTTTTAAACTTAGCGGCTTTTGCTATGTTAAACGTAAACACAAATGCAGTACAAAAAAGATTGGAAGACCAACGCAAACAAGACCCAAAGCAGAAAACCAGGAATAAAAAATCCTGGGTTTCAAGGGTTTCACATAAAAGGCAATTTTGAGCAACGTATTTGATTCGGTTAATTATCCAACGACAGAGCCAACACTAGCTCTTTATAATCGGCCTATTGTGGAAGGAGATACAACGCCTTGGATAAAAACAGGATATATTACAGATTATCCAGCAAGTGAATATGCTTTAAAATACGAAGCACTTATAAATGGATCCCCCGCTCATCGTTTTGATGTTACGGGATCAGGTGCAAGTGGTGAATGGGTTTTTTCAATTTCAGCAAGTGATAGTGCAAGTTTGAATGTTGGAATTTATCAATGGAATTTATATGTCACAAAATCGGCAACATCTGAAAGGATTAGATTAGAACATGGCGAATGGGAAGTAGTACAAAATATAAACACTGATCATGCGACTGATCCCCAAAGTCACGCACGTAAAGTTCTTTCTAGTATTGAAGCAGTTATTGAGGGTCGTGCGTCAATCGATCAATCAAGCTATTCCATTGCAGGGCGTTCTTTATCTAGGATGAGTATTGATGAGCTTCTTTTATTTCGCGATCGATACAAGGCCGAATGGTTAAAAGAAAAGCGACTAGAACGGTCTAAAAAAGGGTTAGGTCATAATGGTATAATTCTAACGCGATTTACTAAATAATGGGATTATTCAACATATTTAAAAAGAAGAAGTCGCGAAAGAAATTAACGCGTGACCAAATGCTCCATTTGTCACGCCAGTTTGATAGTGCAAAATTCGATAATATATTTGCAGGATGGACGGGAACCAGTGCAACGCCTGACGAAGAATTACGTGGATCATTGTCCACAATACGCGCTAGAACTCGTTCATTATGTCAGAATTCAGAGTATGCAAAAAAGTTTATTAATCTAACAAAATCAAATGTTATCGGTCCTCGTGGATTCAAGTTTCAAGCAAAGACAAGAAACCTTTCAGGTCAACTTGATAAATTTGACAACAATTATCTTGAACGCCTTTTTTTTGAATGGTCTAAAAATCCTCAATACGTATCAATCGATGGCCGCCAAGACTGGTTAGGGATTCAAAACGTTGTTATGGAAACACTTTCAAGAGATGGAGAGGTCTTCATACGAATGATGAAAGGGAGCGCAGACAACCCCTTTGGATTTTCACTTTGGGTTTTAGAAGGTGATAATATCCCAATCGATCACAATATAAAATTACGTGATGAACAATACGTAATTATGGGAATTGAACAAAACAAATTTGGGAAACCCCTCGCATATTATCAAGCGATTAAAACACCAAATCAATTATATGATTATGCATACGATGTAAAAACAGAACGTGTACCAGCATCGGAAATGATCCATTTGTTTATGCAGGACCGCCCGTCACAATCTCGTGGAGTGCCGTGGTTAAATACCGCAATACGCCCGCTTCAAATGTTGAACGATTATACAGAAAGTGAGCTTGTTGCATCGCGTATTGGATCTTCATCCATGGGCTTTTTTAAATCCCCTGATGGAGCTGGGTTTGTTGGTGATGGAGAAGACGAAGCTGGAAATTTATTGACAGATTTTCAGCCTGGTACGTTCCAACAATTACCAGCAGGGATGGACTTTGAATCATTTGATCCAAAGCATCCAACGACCGCATTTAGCGATTTTATCAAAGCGATTCTACGCGGAGCCGCAAACGGGGCAGGGGTTAGCTATAACGCTCTTGCAAACGATCTTGAAAATGTCAATTACTCAAGTATTCGGGCTGGCGTTCAAGAAGACCAAGCGCATTGGAAAACCTTACAGCAATTTATGATTTCCCGTTTTTGTCATCCTGTTTATCGTAATTGGTTAAAGATGGGAATAACAACGGGGCGCATTGATTTACCAATGAGCAAACTTTTTAAATTTGAAGAAGTCGTTTTTCATGGCCGCGGATGGTCTTATGTTGATCCATTAAAAGAACTAAAAGCAAAAGAACTAGCGTTACAAATGGGTACAACTTCAATAAGCAAAATTACTGCGGAGCAAGGTGAAGAATGGACTGATATATTCGCAGAATTAGCCGCAGAGAAAGACGTTGCTGAAGGTTTAGGATTGAACTTGACAGGACCAATTAACGAAGCACCTACAGAAATAATTGAGGTTGAAAATGATGACGAAACAAATTGAAACAGGGATTCTAACAAGAATCCTTGAAATCAAAGAATCAAGAGCAGATGCAGAATCGCGTACTCTTGATATATCTTTTTCGTCTGAAGCACCCGTGGAAAGGAGCTTTGGAGCGGAAATATTAGACCACAAGCCTGAAAGTGTTCGTCTGGGAAGACTTAACAACTCTGCGCCTGTGTTATTTAATCACGATATTGATCAGCCGATTGGTGTTGTGGAAAGTGCCAGAATTGAACAAAAAGTCGGACGAGCTTCTATTCGTTTTGGTAATTCGGAAAGAGCCAGCGAGGTTTTTAAAGATGTTATGGACGGCATATTAAAAAACGTTTCGGTAGGTTACGCAGTACATAGGATGGAACAAACAAAAGAAAATCCACCTGAGTATAGAGTAATTGATTTTGAACCGCATGAAATTTCAATCGTTTCCGTTCCAGCAGACGTTTCAGTTGGTATCGGTCGCGATCAAGAAACGCGGATTAAAACCGAAATTATTGAATTACCCAAAAAGAAAAAACAAAAAATGGAAGAAGTACAAGAACGCGCCATTGATATGGACGCGGCCATTAAAGAAGCAGGACAAGCGGAGCAAAAGCGCATCCGCGAAATTGAAGCATACGGGCGCGAACATAACGAAACCGAACTTGCAGAACAGTATATAAAAGAGGGAAAAAGTGTTGGTGATTTTGCATCAAGCGTATTGGAGCGAATAAAAAATCGACCCAAGAAACATTACGATGTTGGATTGACAAAAAAAGAAACAGGAGAATTTTCTTTTCTTAGATTAGTTAACGCACTTGCAAGACCGCATGATCGATCCGCACAAGATAACGCTTCATTTGAATTGGAAGCGTGTCGAGCGCAAGAGAAAAAGCAACATCGCGAAGCGCGTGGGGTATATATTCCAAACGAAGTTCTTCATGAGAGAAGTTTGAGTAATCAAACATCTTACAAAAAACGTGAGCTTTTGGCAGGATCTGGGGACGGAGCCAACTTAGTACCTACCATATTAGATGGGAATTCATTTATTGAATTTCTTGATAATAATATGGTCACTGTTGCAATGGGAGCAAGGGTATTAAGAAACCTTGATGGGATCATCAAAATTCCAAGAAGAGATGCGGCTATCACTGGTGGCTGGATTGCTGAAAGTGCCGATGCAGCAGACGTAACGCCAAGCTACGATCAATTAACGCTCCAGGCTAAAACATACGCTTTGCGCGTAGATATTTCACGCCAACTCCGCTTGCAATCCAGTATGGACGTAGAACGATTGGTAAGAGAAGAAATATCTTTATCAACTGCGGTTGCGCTTGACGAAGCCTGTTTAGTCGCTTTAGGTACGAGCAACGACCCTGCTGGTATTTGTAACACTGCAGGTGTTGGAATCACATTGATAACGGCAAATCAATTTTCATGGGCAAACGCAATGGCAATGCAAGGTGACGTAATGGCCGCAAATGCATATCAAGGAAGTCTTGGTTATGTATTGCATCCAACGCTTGCCGCTGACGCGAAAGCCCGATCACGTGATTCAGGTTCTGGAAGGTACGTGATGGAAGGAAACGACATTGGCGGATTTAGAGCTGAAGTCACGTCTTCTCTTGTGATGGGCGGAAAAGAAAGAGCAATTTTTGGTGATTTTAGTCAAGCATTGCTTGGTTACTTTTCACCAGGAATTGACGTTTCCGTACATCGTGAATTTGACGATGGAAGAATCCGATTAATCGTTTTTGTCGATGCCGATTTTGGTGTACGTCATGCTGGATCTTTTGCGATAACAAACGATAGTTAATGCTAACCACTAAAACGGCTGGTGGACTTTTAGAGTCCGCCAGCACTGAGCAAGGGGAAAAAGTGAAAATTAAAATGATGGCAAATGTTATGCTTGACGGAGAAATGGTTTTGAAAGGGCAAATCGTTGAGACAAGCGAAAAAAGCGCACGTTCCATGATAGGCATGAATCGCGCTATTATTGCGACAGAAGAACCAAAGCATAAAGCAAAGAAAAAATGACTGCTGAAAGTACGTCTGATTTATCCGATTTCTTTGTTACTGGAGATTTTGGGGTGTCTGCAAGCTATACGCCCAATGGTGGCAGTTCTGCAACAATCAACGTACTTTTCGATAATCCATTCAATTCTGTACCCATAGAAACGGGCGAACGAGATGTTGAAAGCAATACTCCTACAGCCCTTGCAATGTCCTCAGATATTGCAAGCGTGGCGCATGGTGATGCGATTGTAATAAGCGGAATCACTTACGCAATTGTAGGCGTACAAAAGGATTCAGGTAGTGGATATCAAGGAACCACTTTATTAGTACTTGAAAAACAATAATGGCAAATCATCTTAGGCGACAAATACGCGAAAGAATTGTAACACGCGTTACTTCTCTTTCAACGACAGGATCAAGAGTTTTCCAATCAAGAGCGTATCCCATTGAAGAATCAAAATTGCCTTGTTTGCTAGTGTATGACTCTGAAGAAACTGTCGAAATACGCTCAATGGGCGTATTACGCGGAATAACTGCAAACCTAACTGTAAATATTGAGGGATATTGTCAAGGCGCAGACGGTGCGACCGTCATGAATACGCTTGCGGCAATTCAGAAAGAGATACAAATTGCAATGCAAGGCGATATAAAAGTTAATAACCTTGCGGAAGATTCGTATCTCACAAGCGCAGATGCATCAATAAATGCAGAAGCGACCAAACCGACAGGATCGGTACGTTTATCGTATCTTGTTATTTATCAATATATGGAAAACGCGCCAGATGTAGCCGCGTAGAAGGAAAAAAATGTCTCATGCTGGAAATGGCGGTGTTTTGCAAATATCGCCCGACAATTCAACATTTACCGCTGTCGCGGAACTAACAACATGGTCTATAGAAGAAAGTGGCGAAGCCATTGAAACCACCTCAATGAGTACTAATAAATTCAAGACTTTTATTCCTGGGAATTTTGGATGGAGTGGAAGCGCTGAAGCAAATTGGTCTGATGACGATACAGCTCAAGAAGCAATTGAAACCGCTTTATTCGGTGGAGATGCGACCTTTTATGGAAAATTTTATCCAATTGGGACTTCATCAGGTGATTTTTGGAGTGGTTTAATTGTTGTGACGGGTGTTTCCTTTAATGGTGCTATTGACTCTCCTATTTCATTCAGTTTTTCTTTTCAGGGTTCTGGTGCGCTTACTCATAACAATGCATGAGTGATATTCTTAAATCCGCCAAGGCTCAATTTAAAGAGAGACTTGGCGAAGACTTAAAAACCTTAACAGTTCCAGAATGGAACAATGCAAAAATCTATTATCGTCCTGCAATGAAGCTGAGCCAGAGAGCTATAGTCTTAAAACATATTCAATTAAACGAATGGGATAAATGTATAGCCTATGGGATGATTTTCAGATGTAAGGATGAAAATGGAAAACCGCTTTTTAATCGTGGGCATCTAGATCAAATTATTGATGAATTTGACCCTGATATCTGTCAAAGGATTATTGAAGAAATGAATGCAAATGATCCAACTCATGATGAGATTTTGGGAAACTAGAAAGCGATCCTGACCTTTATGCATATTTCCAGATTGCTGAACTTTTGCAAAAAACAATTCATGAAATTATGGAAATTTCTGAAGATGAATTCAAAGGTTGGATCGCATATTTTGAATTAAAGGAAAAACGTGCCAAGCACAACAGTCGAAATACTAGGACGCGATAAAACAAAAGCCGCGTTTTCATCTGTCCAAAAATCAATGACTCGATTAAAAGGGTCCATTGGTGGCTTAAAGGGCGCGGTAGCTGGTTTAATTGGTGGTGCTGGATTAGGTGCGTTAGCAATGGATTTAAGAAATACGGCTGATCAAGTGGGGAAAGTATCGGCACGTTTGGGTGTTGGATCGGCAGATCTGCAAAAATTTCAATTTGCGGCACTTAAAAGTGGTGTTGATGTAAGAACATTCAATATGGCTCTACAACGTTTTACTCGTAGAACGGCGGAAGCATTTCATGGAACTGGAGAGGCAAAAGATGCAATTGCAGAAATGGGTCTTACTTTGCAAGATTCAGAAGGTAATCTAAGATCTACATCTGATTTACTACTAGAAACCTCAACAATTTTATCATCTAATCTAATCCCACAAGCGGACAAGGTACGTTTAGCCTTTAAATTGTTTGATAGTGAGGGTGCAAAATTAATACAAATGTTGCAACTTGGTCCAGAAGCAATTGTTGGAATGGGGAAAGAATTAGAGAAATTAGGTGGCGTGATAAACAATGAAACTATTGTTGCTTCTGAACAATTAGGTGATAGGTGGGAATCAATAATGGTTAAAGTTAAAAACTATTTTGGTCCAGCGATTGTTATAGCTAACGATTTGCTTGGTGTTTTTACTAAAGATGCTGAAATGGCAGGAATGACTTCTGAGCAACTAGAAAAACATATTTTAGAAGTTCGTAATTCATTAATTTTAAAAAAAGAAGCACTTGATAAAAATAATGGCGGTCTAAAAAGCCTTTTTTTAGCCGCAAGAATGACAACGAAGCAAATAAAAAAAGAAAAAGAAAAAATTGATGAATCTATTGTTTCGATGAATGAACAGCTTGAAGCGTTAAAAAAAGCAAAATCATGGCGTGATCAACAAGTAAAAGCGACACTTGCACAAATAGAAGCAAATAAAGTTGAAAACGAAAGCAGACAACAAGCAAATAACGACATTGCACTGCAAAATGATAATCTTGCTTCACAAATTGGGTTATATTACGAGGGTATAACCGCAATGGAAGAAAGTGCAGAAAAACAAAAAGAAATTAACCAAAGCAAAATCATTGATTTCCATACTGAAATTGATGAATTTGAAAAAATGGAAAACGCAAAAGCTGAAATGCGAGCGGCGACAGCTAAATCAACTGTTTCGATTATGGCGTCAATGGCTTCTAGTGTAAAAGATGAAGGAATTGAACTTTTTCGATTTTGGCAAGCCGCGGCAATCGCAAACACTTATATGAGTACCTATGAAGCGGCTATGAAAGCATATGCGCAATTAGGTGCGTTTGGACTGCCAGCCGCGATAGCTATAGGAATTCTTGGCGCGGCTCAAGTGCGCAAAATAGCGACAACAAAACCACCAGGAAGGCAAGCTGGTGGTGATGTAATGGCTGGACAAACGTATTTAGTTGGAGAAAATGGGCCTGAAACGCTAACGATGGGGCAAACTGGAAGCATTGCGCCTAATAGGAATACGATGCAAGGCTTTATTATTAATATATACGATGGAACAGGACAAAAAATCGATGAAGCGTTATCTGGTTTACGCGTTGAAATTGTAGATCGAGCAGAAAGGTTCAATGAATTCCCTGCACTGGCTACGGCATGATACAATGCAAAATTACTGTAGATGGTACTGATTATTATATAAGCGATCAATCAAAAATCAGTAACGATGGCAATTTTTATCATGGTTTTATTACGTCAAAGCCGACTATAAAAATAGGTAGGGTAAAAGGCGGTTATATTGCACCAATAATTGGATCGATTACATTAATTAACGAACCATTCAACAATAAGCATCCCTTTAGTGGCTCAAGATATACGACATTATTAGCAACGCCTGGACCCTATACGTTAACAATAGGATTTAATACCGCTTATCCTATTTTTGAGGGTGTTATAAATCTAACAGCATTAAATAAGAATCAATTAAATTTTTCAATTCTTAATACAAATTATACAACTGAATTATTAACACAGGTTACAGAATTTAGTACAAGCAATAAAATTTTTAATCCGTTTAGTCATGGAGTTGTTACTGATCAAAAGCCGATTTACAAAAATAGTTCTAGTAGTAATTATCATAATCCTGGCCTTGATCACACTGAAACGATAGCACTAAAATTCATTCATTATGGAAACGCTTCTATCACATCAAAAAGTGTTTCAGCATTTAATGCGACGGTTTCCGATTCAGCCAAATTTGTTGGTGGGGGTGCTGCGTTTTCTGGTAAAGAAAGTTTAGTAAGTGGAACAGGAAAATATGGTACAACAATCAAACAATTTTTTGATTTTGTAGCTGGGACAAATGGATTAAATCTTACAACTGCATTATCAAATAGTGATAAATCGGAAGTTGCTACATCAAGAGTTTTGCATATTTATGAAAATGAACAAAAATTAATTACTGAGTTGGCTGGAGATGTTGCTGATTACATAAACCATGATTTTTATATTGCACCAGATCCAAGTAATGGAAACAAAACACTTTATTTAATAGATCGTGCGTATATTCCTGTTAGCAGTACTATTTTAGTAAATCATGAAGTAATTAATTTTAATCTCAAACTTTTGATTTTTGGCAGTGTAGTGGGTACATATAAGATTTTTAGACATTTTGGTAGTGTAACCACAGCAGACAATTCAACATCTGGTCAAGTTTGGTACGAGGAAGCGCAAGAATTACAAGAAATCAATAAAACAGTTGAGTCCATAAATAGTTCAAATGGTATTAATAAAAACATAAAAGTTTATGCAGATCAATTTTCGCAAAGCGCAGATGAATCAAGCGAGGTTCAAGTTTATTTAAATGCGATTAGAGATATTGAAAAAAAGCCAATTGTGACTATAAAAGTTTACGGATTAAAATCTGATTTTAAAATAGGTGATAGAATCAAATATTTTCATGAAGAAGAAATGATTAATTCTGATATGCTCATACGTGAATTAACTTTTAATTTTGCGGAAGAGACTACAACAATCAGCGGTGATGCCACTATCGAATTTTTAGCGATGCAAGCATGAAAATATTAAATGATGATAAAATAAATACTATTGCATTAACAGAAGGATCAGTTTTTTCGTCAAGCTATCCAGTCGATAACGTCCTTGATGATTTTCCAGGTAATCCTTTTATGGCAGATTCTGCAGAGACTACAATACAGGCAACTATTTTATCTGGAATTAAATCGTTATTTTTATCTAATTTAATGGCTGATTCTGCAACTTTAACAATTACTGATTCAGATAATTCACTAACCTTTAATCAAACATTAAATACAGAAAAATTTAGCAGTTTAAAATGGCTTGCAAAAAATAACGATCAACAAATATCGTCAACTCTTGAACCGTATACAATAAGATCTTCAGATAATACAATACAAAATAATGGTGACGGCTCCGCACTTGGGGCTGGAAATATATCTATTGTTTTTAGATCGACAGTAAATCTAAAAGATTCACCTTTAGAGGGAAATAATATTCATCAATGGAACCAAGGATCAGGTACGTCAGGACGTTTTGAAGATTCAAGTGGTGATGCAATAAATTGTTTAAATCATGCTAATATTTTAGTTGGTTCATTAGTTTCAATCCCATTTAGTGGGACTGTTTTACCAGCGACAATTTCAACGAATACGACAGTATCAGGAGTTTTAACAGGAGCAACTAATACTACAACATTAGCCGCAGATTTAACGCTAGGCAATGGTGAATCTGGTGATATTGAATTGGTTCTAGGGCTTGGTACATCTAATGACTACCAAATTACTAAAATAATAAGCGATGGTACAGGATTAAACGATGTTACTTTGACTTCAAGCGTTTCTGATTCCACAATAACTGCAATAAAAAATCCAATAAAATTAGGAATTTTGCGGGCTTCTTCAGTTATTGATTTTCAGAATCCAAAGGTTGGTTTATCAAAAGCGTTGAAAGATTTTTCAATACGTCTCCCATTATTAAACGGTGGGTACAGACAAACGCAGAGAAATGTCGCGAAAAAGTTTAATATTAATTTGATTTTGCCAATTGCAGAAGCCAATAATTTATTTGATTTTTATCGTGCTTTTCGTTCAAAACCATTTCCCATAAATGTTTTGACAGATATGCCATCATCACAATCTGAAGCGCAGGAATATAGCTGTTTTTGTTACATATTAAACGCACCAGAAACGCAAAGCGTTTCATCAAATGGTGATTATGTAAATGTGAATTTTAATATTTGTGAGGTGATCTAATGGCAGACAGAATAATAAAACCAGATAGTGGAAACGATGTTGTCATTCAAAATGATGATGCAAGCGCAAAAATTGAAATTAATGACAATGGCAGTTTAGCATTTTCTGGATCAATTAATGATTTACAAATTGATAATGTAAAAATTGACGGTAATACAATTACATCTGAAAATACTAATGGTAATATTGATTTAACACCCAACGGAACGGGAGAAGTCAATATCAGTAAAGTCGATATTGATTCAGGTACACTTGATGGAGTTGAAATTGGTGGAAGCATACCAAGTGGAAAAACGCTTGATGTATCGGCTGGAACTCTTACAACCTCAACGGCCCAAAAGGATGCAATCGTTGATGGATCAACAGGAATTTCCAGATCGGGCAATAATATTACATTTGCTGGTGATATTGATGTAAATGGAAATAAAATCATTTTGGATGCAGATGCAGACAGTTATTTTAAAGCTGGCACAGATGATGAGATTGACATTTTTCTAGCTAATTCAACTCCATATAATTTTAAATTTAGATTACCAACGGGCTATACTCGTTTTAGTGCTGGTTTCCATGCCTCGTATGCAGACGATTCTACTTTATCAATACCTATTGCAAATATGGCCTTGATCCATATATCTCATGAAAATTCTGGTTATGCTGTATTATTTTTTGCAACCTATGTCTCTGGTACAGCTATTGTATCTGATCCCTCTAGTCAAGGAAGAACGACTGACACAGATGGGTATATCTGTTGTTATAAAGGAGCAAATAGTAACACTGTAACATTTAAAAATAGATTTGGCGGAACGGGAAACTTTAGAATTGGAGTAACTGAATATGTTTAATAAAAAAGGAAAAAATGTCTTTAAAATATAACTTAAAAACTTTTGCAACAGAAATTTCGGACAACACTTTCACCAGAATAGGTTTTATTGTTGTAGATGAAAAAAACGAACAATTTTATATTGATCAGCTTGTTGAAACAGGCAAAAAAACACAAGAAGAACTGACAAAAGAAGCGTACGATCTTTGTCAAAATTCAGTAAATGAATGGGTTGAATCTAAAAAAAATATAGGTATGGAATGGGATTCATTAAATTCAAAATTTAAATATTTAGGAAATGTTTGAAATTTTAGCGAGTGGTCATCATTCTAATAGTGAGGATTTGACAGATATACCGCTGAGATTAGCAGATTTGCTATTCAATCAAGCAAGTCTTTTAGAAATTGTTTTGGTCGGTATGTTAATCGCTTTAGCGTACTATATTCATATTGAGGGTAAGGATGCCAAAAAAGAACGATCTCAAAATCAAGAAAAGTTTGAATCATTGATTATTCGTCAACAGGATACTACAGTGGGTATGGCTTCAGATATTTCTGGAATACACGCGAGACTTGATAACATCGAGAGAGAGATTGAATCTCAAAAAGAATATATTTTTAAAGAAATTCCTAAATTAATAAAAACATGATAGTACCTTTACTGGCTGGCGCGGCAAAAACTTTAGTTGTTTCAATGCTGTCTGAAAAAATTGTTTTAAATGTACTTTTAATGCTTTGTGAATGGGCCTCTGAAAAATCAACTAATACCATTGACGATAAAATTGTTGATCAAATTCGCGAAAAGTTAAACGCGGATGGAAAACTTTAATGATTTCAGCTTATATTACGAAGAGACTTTATTATAATAACAGGAGCAATCATGATTGAAATGATTACTCCTAATTTTAGTTTTGCTGAAATGTCATGCAAGTGCGGATGTGGGTTTGCGCCCACTCCAGATGATGATTTTATGAGAATGCTACAAAGGCTACGTGATCGATTGGGGCCTTTACCAATTAATTCTTGTGCGAGGTGCGAAGAACACAATCGCAAAGAAGGGGGTTATCCTAGATCGGCCCATCTGGAAGCAAAAGCCGCAGATATTCGAATTTTTGGACCAAGAGCAATTCAAGTTCTTGAAGAAGCGCGTAGAATCGGTTTTAGTGGAGTTGGTATTAAACAGAATGGTCCAAAAGAAAAACGCTTTATACATCTAGATATTCTTCCAAGAATTGCGCTTTGGTCATATTAAAAGCGTAATCATTTCAATATCTTAAATAATTAAATTTGACAATGTTTTTTATATGTGCGTATAGTTACGTCAACTAAATGCAAACGCAAAAGCAACACACTAACCTAGGGACAGTATGAAACCATGTTACAAAGTGCGAAAACATTCATTTTACAAGACAAGATGGATCTGTGAAATCTTTACAGACAATTTGATCGATCCAAGCAAAGGCAACGATTTTGGAAGAAAATTTTCTTCCCAAAAAAAAGCAGAAAAGTTTGGTGAATATGCAGTCAAGCAATTTTCAAAATAATTAAATTTGACAACATACGCAAAAACATACGGCAACCCCACATATTTTTGCGCGTATATAAATATTATCTAAAAAACATAAATTTCAGGGGAATCATGGATAAGAACAAAGCGCCATTGAAGGCGCAAACGGCTTTAGACTATGGTGAAGATTTATTCACTGCTTCTAGTGATCAGCTATTATCGATGGGAGAAGCCGCAAAAATATGCGGAGTCTCATATGATACGTTTAGGCGTAATTTTTGGGAAATTAACTATAAATATTTATATCCAGGCGGTCCGCGAATTTATTTAAGAACTGAAGTGGATGCATTTATCGAAGCAAAAAACAAATGAGAAATAGAACAATACAAGAACGTTTAGATAGTATAATTGGATCAGACGGATCAGACCTTAACTATAAAGGGTCTGATCCTGAACCTCGTTATTTAAACGATATTATTGAAACAAAATACGGGCGTATGTCAATAAGGGAATTTCAACAAAGGTGCAAGGATGAGCGAAGCTAATGAAAGCGCATAACCGCCCGATTAAACGCAGAGTACCTGGGCAAATGTCACAAACCGAAATTCGTTTTTCACATATTCTTGACGAAATGCTGAAACGCGAAGAAATAACTCATTATTTATATGAACCAATAACTTTTAAATTAGCTGAAGGTCTTAGATATACGCCAGATTTTATGTGCGTATATTCAAAACCAGCTTTAGGTACAGCCTTTTTTGAAATTAAAGGCTCTGAATTTTTTGCAAGTGGTAAATCTAATCAAATGAATTCGCTAAGTAAATTAAAGATGACAGCAACTAAGTTTAGTCAATTTTATTTTTATAAGTGTTTCCCTCGCAAAAAAAGCGAGGGCGGTGAATGGGTAATTGAACCAGTAAAAATTTAACGCTTTCTTGTGCAAACTTGTTTTTGAACTCCAAGCGTTCGCAACGCGCTTTTCAGAAAATGAGTAACGAGTTTGCGCTTTTCATTCAGTGCGATCAATTTCATATCTTGATTATAACTTGTCACAAGAAAGCACAACCAAAGGAGTTATTATGAATGAACAAATAAACAAAATCGCAAACGAACAACGAAACATTTTAACGAAACGAAAACGATCATGGACCCAAAAAATATGTCAACGAGCAATTTCCTTGCTTCAATCCAAGATGAAAAAGTCACCTTCTTTCCTCGTGTCCCCGAAAGTGTGGGCGGTGGCGGACAATACCTCAAAGTTTCAAAGATCGGTAACGGTTTATCAAATCCGCTTAAGCTCAGGTTACTTGGTGCGTTTACGGATGGAACAATGATTGAAGGCTACCGCGCTTTTTTACCAAGTGGTAAACCTATAAGACGTAAAACTATTGAAGAAATACCATTAAATGAATTAGGAACTAACGCCTTTGGACAACAAGAAAAACCTGTTTTGTTTTGGGCGTTTCCAGTATTTGTTTTTGATGAAACTAACGTCCAAATTTGTGAAATACATCAAGTCGGATTAATGAGAGAACTTGAACGATTAGGTATCAATAGTAATTGGGGTGATCCGCGTTTGTATAATATCGAAATTATGAAAACAGGCGCAGGAAATAAAACAGCGTATCAAGTAACTCCAAAGCGCGATTCATTCCCAGAAGAATACTTGGAAGTGGCTTCTCAAGGAGCCAATTCCATCGATCTTAGCAAATTATTCGTAAACGAAGACCCGTTTATAAATTCAACGAATAGGGAACAAGCGCAGTAATATCAACGAATAACGCAAATACGCAATGACTACGAAAAACGATAACGCTTCCCCCTTGGATGGGGAAAAAATAATAACCCCCCTAAAGGGGGTTATTTTTTCCCCATTCCAAGGGGTAGAGAATGCGCAATCGCGACAAGGCGCAAAACGCACACTTGAATTATTAAAACGCAAGAACACGTATACGCCTGAACTTCAAACGCCAAAAAACGAACTGGTCAGAGGAAAAGACGGCATAGTACGGGGAAACCTTAACGGGATAGAGTGCGAAATATTTGAAGGTGAATCGAATCGCGAGGGTGCGATTAAAGGGGTTAAATATGATTTTGTACGTTTTCATAATCATCCTTCATTTGATAATTATGGAAATTACATTGGTAAAAATAAAATAGGTAATGAATAAAAAAGAAAATGAAAAAACTAAAATATTTAGATATGATCCCTTTGTTAAAAAAAATACCTAATCAAAGATTAACGTATTTAAGTTTTGTCAGGCGTGATAAGGGGAAAAAATCAAGATCTCTTTATAAATGCCAGTGTGGAGTAATCAAAGAATACGATGATTATTCTGTTTTTAAAGGCAATACGAAATCATGCGGATGTTATAATAACGATAAAAGAAAAGAACGTAACGAAGAGATATTGAGAAAAAGAAAAAAAGGACAAGATAAGATTTTAATCTATGAATTTTATTCTAAAAAATCAAAAAGTTTAGGACGTAAAAAATGGGTAACACGTACCGAATTGGATCAAATCTACGCTGGAGTGATACCTAACCCTTTTTCTTGACTTCCTTTAAAATTTGCACATAATAGGATTATCTGTAAATAATCCTATTTGCATCATGCAAATCGATATACGCTCAGACGTAAAAGATCTCACCCGTTCGCTTAATCGTATTCAGCGCAAACAGATACCCTTTGCGACCTCAAAAGCAATTAATACACTTGCATTCGATGTACGCAAGACCCTTCAAGAAGGTCTTGATATTTATTTAGATCGGCCAACGCCTTATACTAAAAAAGGTGTTCAAGTCGAGAAATCAACCAAAAAAGATTTAAAAGCAGAAGTTGGTTTTCGATCTAATAAATTTAGGATGGGTAAAGGCACGGGTACAACACAAGCATCTTATATGCAAAAGCAAATAGAAGGTGGAATCAGAAACGCAAAAAATAGATCCATCCCTATACCTATTGAAGATAATATTAAACTAAATAAATACGGGTCATTGACTCGCGATAAAGTTGGCAACCTATTAGCAAACAAAGATAAATACTTTAGTGGGAAACTAAAAGGCGCAAAGGGTAAAGGCACAGGCGAGGGGATCTGGGAACGAATGCCAGCAAATAGCGTTATAAAAGCAAGGCGTTCAAAGAAGAAAGCGAAGGGTAAGAAATCAAAAACGAAGTTAGGCAAAGTTAGAATGGTTATTGCCTGGAGTCCAAAGGCTAGTTATAAAGCTAGATTTCCTTTCAAGAAAATTGTAGAACAAACAATTAGAGTAAATTTCAGAAAAAGATTTAATTTTGAACTTAGTAAAGC